TGCAAAATACACGCAAGGTATGAGCCTTGTCTATAATGTGAATTGCGATCGGGATTCATGGCTATGTTCAATCGGTTCTTTGCTATCAATCGCCTTAGCTTACGGAACTGCAATTGAAATATACGATTATGCACTCACTATCTCACCAACAAAAAGAGTTAATACGGCTGTATCAGTTACGGCTGAACAATTAACTCAGGCACGTTCAATTGCCGTAGATAAATACAATATCGAACTTCAGACAGTATTGCAAAATATGAGATTGCCTAATGATGTTCATTGCTTTGATTGTCAAAAAAATATTAAATACGTAACTGCTCTGCCATGATTACGATCGATCAGTTGGATAAGAACTTAAACGATATGCTAGAAGGGTGGTTGACTAATTTTGAGCCGCTTTATATCTCTGTTTATCAGGAACGATTAGATATGCAGGAAAGAATCTTTGGCAAAGGAACTTCGGGAGGCAGCAATTCAGAAGGTGCAAAATTACCGACAAAGCCTTATTCAACAACTCCAATCTATGTATCACCAAAGAATCTAAGGAACGCTCCAAGTCAATTCAAAAAAGGGAAACGAGGTACACCAATAAATTCATTATTCTTTCCCGGTGGTTACGCTCAAATCAAGACTCAAACATCGGCTGTATTACCTTTGCAATTGACAGGCAATTTGATTGGATCATGGATTGGAACTCCATTAAGTGAAGATGGATTAACTGCTTCAATAGAAATAGGAACAGATCAAGTGAAAAAGGTTGCAGGATTAGAAAAGAAATATGGAGTAATATTCCAACCAACAGACCAAGAAGAAAAAGACATGCTTGAATTACAAGCTGAATTAATAGTTGAACAAATAAACAAACAATTCAATGGCTGAGAAACTCACAGACAGAACCGCTAAGACGAGCAATTTCGCAGATGCGGACGTATTTCATTTAGTAGACGTATCTGACACTTCGCAAGATCCAGCAGGCAGTTCATTTAAATCTACGATTGGCAATATTTACGGAAGTTATCTTGCACCAAAAATTACATCGGCTCAAATAGTAACCAATGCAGCCGATACTTATTCGGTAACTCTTGCAGATACGGTTAGTTCTAATCATTATCTATTCCTTCAAACTGCTTCGGGAGATCCATTTGTTGATGTTACAGTAACGAGTTATGCAAGTCCTAAAGATGGGGCAATTCTTGTTATACGATTAAACAGAGCAGGTACGGACGATTTAAGTATTCCCGGATTTTCGGCAGGAAGCGGATTTTCAGCAGGGATTTATACGGCTAGATATTCAAGTTCTGCCGTAAGTTGGTTGCCTGTTAATTATTTGCCTTTGGCTGCTGTTCAAGATTTCACCGATTTAGGCGATGTCCCAAGCGCCTACACAGGGCAAGCGAATAAAATAGTTAAGGTTAAAAATGATGAAACGGGGTTGGAGTTTGGCGACGCACAACAAGGCGATATTACAACTTATAATCCTACATTATCATACGATACAGGATTTAACTCGGCTGTTGTTGCATCAACTCTTTTCTCTGTTTATGGAAATCAGGTTACTTGCACAGTTAAACTAACTAATTGCGATATTGATTTTAGTTTATCGGCTGCACCGCGAATTTCTTTTCCAATTCCTGTTGCAATGATAACGGGTTCTGTAAATCCTATTGGAGTTGCTAGTGTTTATTTTAACAATGGAACTGATGTGCTAGTTCAAACGGATGTAGAACCCATTGGTGGTGGAACTATTAGGTTAAAGTTAGCAAATTATACAGGAACAGATGCAACTGCGCTAGGAATCATTACAATTTCATTTTCTTACCAATTAACATAATTAATGAACCTACTCTCCCTCATAATTGACCGACTTAATCAACGGGTTGCAGCGTACAACTTATTCGATCAGATTTATGGTCTTTCAGAACTTAATCAAAACGGCAATGAAAAGGCTTGGATAAATTACATAGGTGATGGTCAGGCGCAAGTTGTGAGCGATTATGATGGGGCGAATGGTACTTTGTTCTGGGCGAAACGTGGGCGAGTTACATTGTCAAAGAATGAGCAATATAATGCGGTTAGCTGCAAGCAATTATACTTAACTTCAATTCCTTTAACTGCGTATGCAATAGTTCGTAAATCTTCGCTGCCTTGCGATCTTGCAGATTCGGTTGATTTTGTGGCTAATCAGATATTCAAATATGTATCTGGTAAGGATGTCGATTTCAAAATAGCAACGGGATTAATTCAATACGATGTAGTTCCTGCAAGTTATGGAGAAGAAACAAAATCACTATCAAAGAATTATGAATGGGCTTGCGTAACAGTTGACTTTAATATCGAAATAACTTCTGATTCAAATGATGGATGTTACGCTCCCTGCGATAATGTTCCGCTTCCTCCTTATAATCCTCCTACTGGTTCTTGCTGTAACATTGCAATCTATGACGAAGGACAAATAATAACTGAATCGGTAACTCAATTTGATTTTACTGGCGAGGGAGTTACGGCTACTTCGGTCGGTGGTGCGGTTACAATTACAATTACAGGCGGTGGAAGTGGATCTGCTGAATGGGGATCAATCGGAACTGGAACAGGCATACCTTCACAGACTGACCTTGTTAATTACTTGGTTGCAAACTTCTATCCGTTATTAACGAATCCATCTGCATTCTTGGTGGCTGCGGATTTGTTGCCCTACCTAACTTCGATTGATGCTGCATTAACTTATTATCCAATCCCAACAGGATTAACTACTGATTACATAAGAGGTGATGGATCAATAGCTGCATTTCCATCAGTTGGATCAGGAACGGTTACTGATTTTGTGTTCACAGACGGAAACGGGTTTACAGGCACAGTATCGACATCAACAAGTACTCCGACACTTTCATTAACTATTCAAACTGCATCGGCTTCACAAGATGGACAATTATCGTCCACAGATTGGAGTACTTTCAACTCAAAAGGTAATGGAACAGTTACCTCAGTAGATTTAACAATGCCTGTTGCATTTACTGTAACAGGAAATCCAATAACAACAAGTGGAACATTGGCGGTTACGGCAGCAGGTGTTGCATCTCAATACATAAGAGGCGATGGGCAGTTAGCTAATTTTCCAACGACAAGTGGAGGTGGTTCATCGGTTAGTTACTACTTAAATGGTTCAATAAATCAAGGTACTTTTGGCGGTTCTACTTATTATCAAATGAGTAAAACTCCAGTCTTAGGAGGTGGTATTACTTTTACAAGAACTAACGCACAAGGCAATGGATTAATTGCTCAATTTATAACTGATGCAGGTGATCCAAATTCGCTATCAATACCAGGAGGAAATTGGAATTTAGAATTATTTTTTAGAGCACTTTCAAATGGTGGCAGTCCATCTTATTATGTTGAGTTATACAAGTATGATACTATAGGACTTACTTTTACTTTAATTGCAACTGATGTATTAACACCTGAAGGCATTACTAATGGTACTGTATTAGATGCTTATTTTACTGCTTTAGCTGTTCCTACAACTTCACTTGCATTAACTGATAGACTAGCTTTAAGAATCTTTGTAAACACATCAGGTAGAACTATTGAACTACATACTGAGAATGGTCACCTTTGCCAAGTAATAACAACTTTCTCAACAGGATTAACTGCATTAAATGGACTTACATCACAGGTTCAATTACTTGCTGTTGGAACTAGCGGAACTGATTTTGCGATTAATTCGGTAACAGATACTCATACGTTCAATTTACCTACTGCATCGGCATTAAATCGTGGTGCATTAAGTAGTACTGATTGGAGTTTATTTAACGGCAAACTTTCATCAATCTCAGGAATTGCAGCAGGAGGAGATCTAGCAGGAACTTATCCGAATCCAACTCTTAATAGTTCTGTATCTTCATCCGATCAATTCATTTTAGCATCTCAAATATTCTCGTAATATGCCAACCTATTCGAAAGTAAAACTATCAGCAAGCACATCAGGCAGACCGATTAAGGTAGCTGCAACAGCTTCGGCAGGAACAGCAATCCATTCAACTCTTGGAACTGCATCAACCGATGAGGTTTATCTCTATGCAAACAATACCGATACAGTTACAAGATCATTAACCATTCAATGGGGTGGTACAAGTTCGCCTGATGATTCAATCGTGGTTGGTATTGCTGCACAATCGGGTATCTTCTTAGTCATACCGGGATTGATTCTAGTTGATACAGGATCGGCATTAACTATTCGTGCATTTGGTAGTGTTACCAATGTCATCAATATCACAGGCTACGTTAATCGGATTGTATAATGAGAATAATAACTAGGCGAGATACTGGATTGTTAAATCAATGGACTTTCGGAAGAAGTGCGTTTGAAGATGAAACAATTGCATTTCTTAATGCAACTGGAATAAGTGATGCAACAACAGCTAATGCAATTAATAATCTTATTTTGTCTTTGAAATCATTTGGTTTATGGACTAAAATGTTGAGTATTTATCCATTTGTAGGCGGAACGGCAGCAACTCACAAATTCAATTTAAAAAATCCTTTAGATACCAATGCTGCATTTCGTTTAAGTTTTGTTGGTGGATGGACACATTCTAGCAATGGCGCATTACCTAATGGAATTAATGCTTATGCAGCTAGTTTTTTTGTGCCATCATTAAATCAATCAGTAAATAGTAATGGAATGGGAATCTATGTTACTCAATACACAACAGCATTGGCTGACCCAGTACAAATAGGTTCATTTTTATCAGTAACACAGGCTTCAATTATTGCATTAACACCTACATTGGGTGCAAGCCGATTAAATGGTAGTACTATTTCTTCTGCCATTGTTGGAAATGCAGGAAGTTTCGACTCACAAAAAACTTCAGCAACAGTTACGACGATTTACAAAAATGGATCTTCTTTTGCAACAGGCAATAGCGGAGGAACATTGCCATCAAATTCAGCAGGTAATTATTTAGGAAACATGAATTTCGATGCATTTAATACACCATACAGTGCCGGGTATAATAACTCTCAGTTTAGATTTGCTTACTTTTCTGATGGTTTAAATAGTACAGAAATTTCAGATTTAAGAACTTCGGTACAAACATTTCAAACATCTCTAGGACGGCAAATATGATAGTATATCTTCTTACACCGCAGCAAGCTGATTCACTCAAAGGAGTTGAGTTCATGCCTGACTCATATTTTAATCCAATCCAAGATGCCAATGAAAATTGGGTAATAACAGAGGAAGAAGTCAGCCAAACATCAATCGAATGGGTTAAAGATTTACCGCAGATCGAATACGAGCCAATTCCTCCACTTGAATAACTACCTTTGCGAGCATGTTAAATAGTTTGGCTATATTATCAGATAACTTATTGTATTTCGTTTGCGATCCTACATACAGAGTAATTTATTCAAACAATTTCTTTCAGAATACGATTGATATAACCATTGGCAGTAACATATTTGATTTCATTGATTCGGAGGATATTGATAAATTCAACAAGGCAATCAACAGTAAGAGTAAGAATTTCTCAATCAAGATAAAAGTAAAAGGACATAAGTACGAATTGTGTAGATTTACTTTTGATACTTTGTTGAATAATCACTTTCATTTTTTAGGTGTAATTATTTCAGACACACCACACGAAACAAGGGAAGCAAATAAGAGGATGAAAAACACTCTTAAATCCTTCAAGCATTATATCAATCACGAACTATTATCGCATCAAGCAAAGGTAGAAGGTGGATTGAAATTACTTGGAATGGCAGTAAATGAATATGAACGCAAAGAGGCAGTACTTATAATAGAGAATGCATCAACTAAATTAAGACTTGCGATTATTTCGGCAAACACTAAAATATGAAAACGATTCTATTTCTTTTTATTTCGCTATCAATTTCGGCACAAAAATACCGAGTTCGGGCAGTCCATGACTCAATATTTATTCAAGATACTTTGCCGATCGGTCATTCATTCAAGGTCTGGAGTCCTTACGTTAAAGATTTCATGCTGACATTAACCAATCCTGATGGGTACATTGTTGATGTTATGCAGCCACACACAAACGGATGGAAGCGAAAAGAAGATATAAAAGGTTGGTATACTTACGAATTAATTTGGTTTGATTTCAGAGGGAAACGATCCACTAAATCAGGAAAGGTTTTTGTGTTATGAATCGTTACTTAATCGGCTTGATATTAGTTCTGTCATTTGCTTTAATCCTGATCACTCAAAAGGCATGCGATTACAAGAAAGAATCAGACAGGCACGAATCGAATGAATACGCATTGATGAATCCAACACAGGGCAGAGTTGTGAACTTAACGAAAGATCAGTTTGAGGATCGGTTAGGTTTCAAGATTGATTCATTGAATAAGCTGCATAAAGAGCGTATGAAACATATTATAGGACTTACTACCATAAAGACAAAGATAGTTCGGGAGAATGTACCTATGGAGGTTATACGCTATGATACTATCACAAAGGTTCGTGAACTTGCTTATCTTGATTCGTGCTTTTCAGTTTCGGTAATAGATACCACGTTAAGTATTTCATTCAATGACACAATCGAGATTGTTAATTACATGGGCAAAAGGTCTAAGAAATTCCTGTTCATTCGCTACGGCAAAAGACACGAACACGTTAAGGCATTCAGCAAGTGCGGAACTATTGAGATCGGTAGTGTTAAGGTGGTGAAAGAATGAATCAATTTCTCCCTTTTAAAGTTGGCTTTGTTATTACGGTTCGTTTATATGTCGCATCTAATACTGACTGCTCAAAATTAGTAAGAGGTTGCATACGTCTTGAATGTCTTGCAAAATACTTCTGAACTGATCGCTGCTTACGTTTCATTTTGTAACCGACAATTAAACTTTTCGTAAAAATAGAACATTAAAATAAAACATGAAAATAGCAATTGATATTATAAAGAAATTCGAAGGATGCAAACTTTCTGCATACAAAGATATTGTGGGAGTCTGGACAATCGGATGGGGTAACACTTACTACGAGAATGGCAGCAAAGTACAACCTGATGACAATATCAGCCAACAACGTGCAGAATCACTATTAGAGATTACAGTAACCAAGTTTTGGAAGGAAACAAAAAAGGTTGTTAAATCAAATGTAAATGATAATCAGTTCGCAGCATTAGTTTCCTTTGCTTACAATCTTGGAATAGGTGCATTGAATAAATCAACCTTGCTGAAATTAGTAAATGCCAATCCGAATGACAAGCAAATTGCACATGAGTTTATGAAGTGGGTGAACGCAGGAGGCAAGCCATCGAATGGATTAATCAATCGTAGGAGGGCAGAATTGCATCTTTATTTTAGCTGATCATGGCAGTCAGAAAGAAATGGTTTGAAAAGTATTTAACTTGGTCAAATGCAGGGTTATTTCTGATCATGCCAATTCTTTTTTATTTCGGGTTCGGATTGTTAACAGGCAGAATAAAATCTGAAACAGCAGCAGCAGGGATGATAACATGGTCAGGAGTTGGTACTGGTCTTGCTCTTATGATTCAACAATTTAAAAAGAAACCTGATGCAGAGTAACGATTCAATATTCGATCATTCAACTGTATATTATGGTTGGTCATCACAACCTAGACAATTTCCTGATACTCTCCCCGATGGTCGTATATTCGTTTCTCAGGATATTATCGGAGTTGATACATTTAATTATTATACATGGCTTCCAATTCCGAAACCGACTATCTTTCGACCTATGGAAATAAAAATTACTCAGCATCCAATATCTGCTCCCAAACATCACATTGAAATCTATTCGCATCCAAAACAGATTGAGCAGCCTACTTGGGAACAATCAGGTTCAATGCTATCTTATTGTGGACTTTCTTTAGGTGTTGCAATTTGGTTGGGGTGCATATCCGCAAAAGTGTTTCGCCTATCGGTCTGTTAGCGGCAATTGCTGACCTGCTCCAAATCATCACTTGACCAATCTGTATGTATTTTGTAAATCTGATTTATTTTTTCAGTATCAATTTTCCCGTACTTACTTTCAAACAATTCTTTCTTTAATGGAGTAAGTCTTTCCCACCAAATTGCAGCAGCAGCTAACAGCACGTTTTCATCCTTCATAAAACTCATCACTATCATTATTCTCAATCCTTTTTCGTGATCGTTTGGAGGTCAATATCGAAATCATTGCAGCCCAGAAGATAAGCATTCCAAGTACTAGCCAGTCTTTCATCGTGCTTTTATTTTAAGTTGGTTCTGCTTGTGGCAATCCTTTATAGCTTTCAAAAGTTCAAATGCTAATTTAGGAGTAATATTCTCTCTGCCTGTTTCAATCTGACTAATAAACGAGGCATTCGCATAACCCATAGCATTGGCAATCTGTTGCTGTGTTACTCCTTTAAGTTTTCTCAGCTTCCATATTTGGAGGGAAAAAGGTTCTTTCGATTTCATGCCGACAAAGATAAAAACATTTTCCTAATAAAAAAATTAGGATATATGAAAAAGTTTGCCGTATCTTTGCCGAAACAAAAAACAACTGATATGCAAAACAACTTAAAACCAATTGAACCAACAAAACTAGATGTAGTACTAATGTTCATTGCAGCTATTATAGCAGGAGCAATGCTTAACGCTTCAATGTTCGCAATTTTTGATCTATTAAACAACTAAACTAAACAACATGGAAACAACACCAGTAAAACAAACCAATTCAATCAAATCGTTCTTTGAACAAGACTCTGTTAAGAATAGATTTCAAGAAATGCTAGGCAAAAAAGCAACTCCATTCCTAGCTTCAATCGTGCAGATTACAGCTAACAATTCGATGCTTAAGAATGCCGATCCGATCAGTATCTATAATTCAGCATTGATGGCAGCGACTTTGGATCTTCCGATTAATCAGAACTTAGGATTCGCCTATATTGTTCCTTATGGTAAGGCTGCCCAGTTCCAAATCGGTTGGAAAGGAATGGTTCAACTTGCTCAGAGATCAGGTCAATATACAGCTATCAATGTTATTGAGGTCTATGAGAATCAATTTGAATCCTTCAACACACTAACGGAAGAAATGAAAGCCGATTTCTCAATACCGGGCGAAGGGAAGGTAGTCGGTTATGTAGCTTATTTCCGATTGATTAACGGCTTCGAAAAAACTTCATTCTGGACGATTGACAAAGTTACCAAGCATGGCAAGAAATATTCCAAGTCATTTAATGGTTCATCAAGTCCGTGGCAATCTTCATTTGATGAGATGGCTAAAAAGACTGTATTGAAATCTACTTTATCAAAGTGGGGTATATTATCAATCGAAATGCAAACGGCTGTTAGGGTTGATCAGGCAGTTATTAAGGATGAACTAGGTAATGAGGTTGAATACATCGATCACGAGGAAATGAAACCCGATCCAAAGATTGAACGCATGAAAGAATTAATCGAATCAGCTACCTCAACGATTGAATTAGATGGATATTCTGCCGATGTTCCTGCAGAATTGCAAGAGGAATTTCAAGATAAGTACATGACCTTATTAGATGCTAAATGATGGACTTCGGCAAAGTATTATTCAGATGCAGTTCACTTGGTAAATTAATGACAGAGCCTCGGAGTAAATCTGAGGTTCTCTCTGCAACTTGCATTGACGAACTTATAAAGGTTTATGCAAAAGTAAAGTATGGCAGAAGTAGAGATATTACTTCAAAGTACCTAGAGAAAGGAATTGCAATGGAAGAGGAAGCAATAACGCTATATTCTAAATTCAAACGGGATTACTTTGTGAACAACAAGGCAAGGATGAGCAATGACTTCATCACAGGCGAATGGGATATTCTAAAAAGCGAGGTAGTAACTGACACAAAATGCAGTTGGGATCTAATTACGTTTCTTAAAGCATCTAATAATCCAATTAACAAAGACTATTTCTATCAATTGCATGGTTACATGAGCCTGACTGGAGCGAAGTCTGCTGTTGTTGCATACTGTTTAGTCAATACTCCTGAGAATTTGGTTCAATCTGAGATTAAGAACACATGGTATAAGATGGGATGTCCAGATGAATCGTCTGATGAATGGCAAAATGTCGTTCAAGAAATCGAAATGCTAGGAAAATACGACGATATTCCTGTTGCTGAACGTGTATTTGAGTTCCAAATTGAGCGAGATGAGGCTGTTATTGAGAAAATTAACGCTCGTGTAACTCAATGTAGACAATGGATGCAGGATAATTTTAAATAATTATTAGATAAAGTTTGCAGAATCAAAATAAATGTGTTTAATTTGTCAAACAAAACAACGACAAAAACTTAAAAACATGACAACAGCAACTCAAATCTTAAACCAACTAGGCGGAAGCAAATTCATTGCAATGACTGGAGCAACTTGTTACTCTGATGGAAATACTTTAGTATCAAAATTCAAAGGTTCAAAAATTGCAAACATTATGTATGTAACATTAAACAGCCTTGACTTATACGATGTTAAAATCTGCAAATTCAGAGGCATGGATATTAAAGTTATCAAAGAAATAAACGGAGCTTATGCTGATATGTTAAAGCCATTATTTGAACAAACAACAGGGCTAAGAACTAGCCTATAAATTAACCCAAACAAACAAGCCTCCGCAAATGGTGGAGGCTAAACCAACTAAAACTAAAAAAATGAGCGAAGACATTAAGATCACAGATTTCGTTTTTAAGCCAATCGGCTACGGACATTATAAAGTAACTTATCAAAGTCCAAAAACTGGCAAACAATGGACAGATGCAACTAATGATATGAATTTGATTGATCTCACGCATGGTTCACCTCATCCGATGAGGAAGGATTTAATGAAACTTAAAAATGTATGCAAAAATAAATAAATTATTTTTATGATTATGTTTGCAGTATCAAAATAAAGTCTATCTTTGACAAATCAAACAGCAACTAAAAACGGAAAACATGACAACAGCAACTTTAAATATCTCGCAAGTTTTAACAGTAATAACTTCAAATTGTGTGTACACTACTAAGCTATCTAATTTAGTAATTGAAGCAAATAAGTTCAATCAAGTTAATATTAACGGTCTAGCTAAAGTTGAAAAGCTTAATAAATATCTAGGTGTATTAAATGCTAATGGTTATTCTGTTATCTGCGAAAATTGGAATCAGCCTAGCGAAATACTTGAGGGAATAAATAATTTTTCAATCGAACTATGCAAAAACAAATAAAACCAACCAGAGGTGGCATCCGCAAAGGAGCAGGAGCTAAACCAAAATACAACGAAACGACTACAACTATTGCATTCAGAGTACCGATCAGCAAGGTTGAAGAAATCAAATCACTTGTAAAAACTAAACTAATCCAATACTTGAAATCATGACAATCGAAGAATTTGAACAGCTAATGGAGCAGCAAATAGACTTAGAAGAAGTTGAATATATTAACTATTCAGTTGGTATAGTAAAATTTAAAGATAAACATCCAGAGTACGAAACCCACATTGTTACTGAAGATAAAACTGTTGTAGGGTTTAGTTATGATCCTCTAAAATCAATCTTAAAAGCAATATTTCAACTATGACTACGAACCAACGAGCAAGGCAACAAGCGGAAAAGTTTGTATTTGACAATTCGGGAATTTTTAAAGCAAACACTTACTACTGGATTGAGGTTATAACCAATCAGCTACTTGCCTTTCATTTAACCGAAATCAAATCAGAGATAACTCAGGAGCAAATTGATAACGAATTAGCAAAATACCTATGAAAGACTGGTCAGATAATAACTTTTGGAATTATTTTATTTCATACGCATCAAAAATAGCAATAGCTATTCTGATAATATTTTTTGTATGGGGTGTCATTGCTTGGTTAAACTTCCCAAATAACACAAAACCATCCAAACACTATCCAATAGAAGTAAAATTACATTGGGAAACAGATCAAGGTGCAGGGTATCCAACTATGGATGTAGATAGTGTTAAAGGTGATACTGTTTACAAGGATGGAAACTCAATAGTGGTTAAGAATATTATAAACATACAATTCAAATGAAAAACCAAACAGCAGTAGAATGGCTTATTAAGGAATTAAATAAGAATGTAAACTTTATTCCAATGGTTCACTGGGATGCTATCAGAGAAATTGTGCAAAAGGCATTAGAACTCGAAAAGCAGCAGATAATTGAGGCAGTTAATGTTGGATTCGATGAAGGTGCTAAATTTCCTGAAGACATTAAGTTAAATAATGCAGAACAATACTACAATCAAACCTACAACCTATGAAAGCAACTCCCAAAAGAATCAGAGAAGTTAGAGAGGTTCAATTTCAAGGGAACATCTATGAAGTTGAATGCGATGTTTATCCCGGCGAACCTGAAACACGAGACTATCCCGGTAGTGGTGATGACATCGTAATACTTTCAATCACTTTAGACGATGAGGAAGTAATGGATTCACTTACAATTAGCGAAATAGTACAGATTCAAGAATTAGCATTAGAACAATGACAAATCTAACTATTTACAAAAGGGCGCATGAATTGACCTTTGCTCAGTTCTGTCGGTGGATGAACTCACGTAAAATCCGTAATTCCAATAACGCAAAAACTTTGCCTTCCTCCGTTGTCGAATGTAGTGAGGTTGGCAGGAACATAACAACAATAAAAAAATCAACAGGCGCATTGCCTATTTACGAAGATGTCGATTAAATAGTTATATTTGCAAAGTTGAGAGGTAGAAGCCTTGACTAGTTAAGAACTTTATTGCCCAATGAGGGCTACGAGGCTACGAGAAATCAAAGCCGCTTCTACCGTAGCTTTCATTGGGCTTTTTAATTTTATGATACTTCGAGAATACCAAGAGCGATTTGTTGAGAACATCGCTAGATCGCTAAAAGACAACAAGCGAATCATTGCCCAACTTGCAACGGGTGGAGGCAAGACAGTTACATTTAGCGCAATTGCAAAACGATTCAATGATAAGTCAGGGCAAAGAGTTCTGATCCTTGTTCATCGGATGGAGTTACTTAATCAGGCGGTTAAGACAATTGAACGCAACACAGGATTAAAAGCTGTTGGAATAGTTGCAGGGATGAAATCAATACCAGAGGCACAAGTTTATGTCGCAATGGTTGAAACAACGCATCGAAGATTGGATAAGTTACCTGACTTTGGATTGATTATAATCGATGAAGCTCACATCGGTAACTTTACTAAACTGATTGAACACTTTAACGATAAGTTTATCATCGGGTTCACAGCTACTCCAATCGCATCGAAAAAAGACAAGCCATTGAAGAACTATTTTAAGGATATTGTTTGTGGGGTGTCTATCGGTGAACTTATTAACGATGGTCATCTTTGTAAGGCTTACACATTTGGAGTTGAGCAGGAGATTGATCGCGCAAAATTAAAAATGGTTAAGGGTGATTTCGACATTCAACAAATGGCAATGATGATGTCAGCTAACAAGTACATTGAATCGGTGGTTAACAATTACGCAAAACTAGCTATCAATCAAAAAACATTAATCTTCAATTGCAACGTAGAACATTCGAAAATAGTAACTAAGGCTTTCACAGACAGGAAATATAACGCTCGGCATCTTGATGGGGAGATGACAGCACAGCAGCGCGAAGAAATCATGCAATGGTTCAACGACACACCAGACGCGATACTTTGTAATATTGGAATTGCAACAACAGGATTCGATCAGCCTGACATTAAATGTATAATAGTAAACAGAGCAACTGCTTCGATGCCTCTTTGGTTGCAGATGTGTGGCAGAGGTTCAAGACCTACTGAAGATAAGTCGTACTTTACAATAATTGATTTCGGAGGCAACACAACTACACACGGAGATTGGCAAGACGATAGAGATTGGAACTACTTATTTCATAATCCTGCTAAAAAAGGAAACGGGGTTGC